CTCTTTAACACACACCCCTTAATTTTTGAAAGTTGAAGTAACCCCCTCATTCAGAGGTACTTACAGAGAGATAGTTGCAAAGTGCAACTATTTTTTATTTTTCTCATTCGTATTCAGAAACTTACGAAGAATTTTGACAAGATAAAAAAGTATCAGTCTGATGTTAAAAAAGTATCATAATCTAAGTAGGAAAGAAATACTATTGTGATAAAAAAGTATCAGACTTATGATAAAAAAATATCAGAAATAATAAAAAAAGATAAAAGAAATGGAAAAGGAACTACAAGACAACAAGAAGAAGACAAAGAAATATATGAAGGAAGTAAGAAAGAACCTTAAAGAGAAATACGGAAAGATTGACCCTTCTTGGGAAGGAAACCTTAATCTGTTGGAAATGAACTTTAATGCTATTCTTGACTTCCAATACTATATCAACAGAGACGGACGAATGGTTCTCAACAAGTATAACAAGTTGGATGTTAATCCTGCGGTAAAAGGATTGAATGACGCACAAGTACAGTTTCAGAAACTTACGTCACTATTCGGTTTAAGTCCTTATGCAAAGGCTAAGATTAAGAATGATGAAAAGGGAAATACAGGTGAGGATGATTTGTTCATTCAGTTAAATAAGGAATAAAAATATTGTTCAAATGAGTTACAAGGATTATGACAGTAAGTTTACCAAATATGCGACTGATGTCTTGGATGGAAAGATAATTGCTGGTGAGTATTGCCGTCTTGCTTGTAAAAGATATCTCAATTTGTTTGAAAGAGACGATATATATTTTGACGCGGAGGCTGCGGAGCAACCAGTAAGGGTAATGTCAAAGTTTACTCTTGCTGAAGACCGTTTTTCAGGGCAACCTTTCAAGCTTACAGAATGGCAGAAGTTCGTGATTTACAACATATATGGCTTCAAGCGTAAGGAAACCAAAAGGAGAATGTTCAAGCAAGCATTTCTCCTTATAGCGAGAAAGAACGGAAAGACAGTCTTATGCGGAGGATTGGCATTATATCATCTTGTAGGTACAGGTGAGGAAGGTGTTGAGGTAGTATGCGGAGCAAACAGTAGAGCACAAGCAGGATTGCTAAAGGATAAAACAGAAAAGTTTGCAGCTAAACTTAATCCTAAAGGAAACCTCATCAAAGTTTGCCGAAATACAATTTCATATCCGAAGAAATTCAACGTGTTGAAGGTACTTAGTTCAGAGGCTAAAAAACTTGATGGTCTCAACCCATCATTTGCTTGTATTGACGAGTATCATGAGGCTGCGAGGGATTCAGCAGATACAGGTCTTTATTCTGTTATCAAGACAGGTATGCAAAGTCGTAGTGAGCCGATATTGTTCATTATTTCAACTGCGGGATTTAATACTGAGAGTCCTTGCTACGATATGGAAGTATATTCAAGAGCAATATTGAAAGGTGAAATTGAAGATGATAGTCATTTCTGTCTTATGTTTGAACTTGATGATGATGATGATTGGAAGGAAGAGAAGAATTGGTATAAGGCATCACCTAATTTGGGTGTAACAATTCCAATAGAGAATATGAGGGATGATGTAAAGAGCGTGATTCAGATGCCTTCAAGACAGAGAGGATTCCTTACCAAGAACCTTAATTGTTGGCTAAACTCAACGACAGGATGGATTGACGGAAATATTGTAAGAAATAGTATGAAGAATCCTATCAAGCCGAAAGACTTTGCCAATAAGGAGACATTTGTAGGAGTAGACTTGGCAGCGGTAAGCGATATGTGTGCAGTTTCCTATATGGTAAAGGAATCTGATGGATTTCATTTCCACAACAAGTATTATCTCCCAAAAATAGCCTTGGAAAAAGGTATTAATGCACCTTTATACAGAAAGTGGTATAACGAGGGTTATCTTACTATTACAGAATCTAAGGCAACCGATTATGATAGAATTGAGTATGACTTGAAGAATGATAAGGAATTCATAAAGAAGATAAAGAACTTGTCATATGACCCTTACAATTCAACTCAGTTCATCAATAACGTAAAGAAGAATTTAAGAATACAGACAACTCCTTTCAGTCAGACATTAGGAAACTTCAACAGACCTACAAAGGAATTTGAGAGACTTATGCTTGAAGGACATATCTTTATCGACTACAATCCAATTACTGAATGGATGTTCGGTAATGTTGAACTGAAGTTTGATGACAACGAGAATGTAAAGCCTACCAAAGGAAACAAGAATTCAGCAAGAAAGATAGACGGAGTAATCAGTATGCTTGAATGTTTAGGATATTATCTTGAAACATACAAGACAATAGACTTGAAGTTCAGTTAGAAAAAAAGTCTGAAGAAAATAAAAAAAAACAAAAAAAATTTCTTCAGACTTTGTTTTTTTTAGAAAAAGATTATATTTATATATAGAAAAAAGATACAATAAATTATCTTATGGATGTATTAAAAAATATCAGAGGCTTTTTCAAGCGTAGTGATAGTGACAGTCCGTCGGAGAATAACATTCAGAAGAACCCTACTATCTTCAATCTGAAGACACTTCTTGGGTATACAACTGACTTAGACCCTAAGGGACTTTCTGCATTCTTTGCTTGTTCAGACCTTATTTCAAGTGATATTGCAACCTTGGATATTGATGTTGAGGAAATAAGAGGTGGAAAGGTTAAGAGGGTTGTTTCCAATCACGATTTTTGCAGGCTTTTTGAAAAGACATCTTACAGCAAGTTCATGCTGTTGAAAGGAATTATAACGGACGTGATTAATTGGGGAAACTCTTACCTTTACATCAAGAGAGACGAATACGGTACTCCTTTGAGTATTGAGCATCTTGAATCAAATGCGGTTATCCCACAGTATGACAGCAGACAAGAATTGGTCAGTTATCTTCTTACGAAATACAACAAGAATGTAGAACCAATCAATATTGTTCACTTCTATATGTGGAAGCCTTATTCTTGGAGCAAGGAAGGTATTCCTCTTGAAAAGTACATGAAGCGTACTCTTCTCACTTCAATAGCATCAGAGGAACAGTCTAAGGAATTCTTTGCAAACGGATGTAACATGAACGGCTATTTCAAGCCTAACATTCCGCTTAGTGAAGACCAGAGAGAAGAACTTAGCAATAACTGGAATTATGCGTATGGAAAGAATGGTGGAGGAATAACTAATGTTCCAATCATCAACGAGAATGTGGATTTCGTCAGAATGAGTATTGACGCGAAGGATGCACAGATGCTTGAATCGAGAGTGTTTAACATTAAGGAAGTATGCAGATTCTTCAGAGTACCACCTTCAAAGATTGGTGAGAATGACGGAATGAACAGTACTGAGGTTGAACAGATATATCTCAATACCATTCGCAGTTGGATTAAGATGATTGAGGATGCCATAAACAAGAAATTTGACTTGGACGGAGTATATCGTATAATATTCAACGAAGACAAGTTACTCAGAACAAACAAGAAAGACCAAGCAGAATATTTTACCAAATTGGCGGAAAAAGGTATCCTTTCAATCAACGAGATTCGTGAAGAACTTGGTTATGAGCCTATCAAGGAAGGTGACAAGCATATAATTGCCTACACCGACATCAACCAGAACACTATCGGAAATAAAAAGGAAGACGAAAAAGAGAACAAAGAAGAAAATGAAGATGGAAAAGGAAATTAGAAATTCTTCAAGTTTCGAAATTATGGAGCGTAATGGGGAAGAGCCTACGGTAATCCAAGGTTATGCAGCAGTATTTGACTCACCAGGACAGGTTTATGAGCCGAGATACGGCTGTTTTACTGAATATCTGAGAAAAGGTTCCATTACTGAAGAACTTGTGGCTAAAAGTGACGTATTCTGTCTCTTAGACCACGACAGAAACAAGGTTATTGCTCGTTCAAATAAAGGAAAGGGCAACTTGATGCTTTCAGTAGACGAAAAAGGACTCAGATTCAGCTTCAAAATTCCGAATACTCAGTTGGGAAACGACTTGAAGGAGTACATTCGTACAGGAATGATTGACAGTTGTTCATTTGCATTCACATTAAAGGATGATGAAGACTGCGAATATGAGCGCAAGGAAGGAAAACTCATAAGATACATCAACAAAATCAGAGGATTGTATGACGTGTCTGCGGTATTCACTCCTGCATATCAAGCCACTTCAATATCTGCGAGAAGCAAGGACTTTATTGACAAGCAGATTGAGGTTGAAAAGCAGATAGATGAACTTGACAAAATCATTTCAAACTTGTAATGCTAATAAAAAGAAAAAGAAAAAAAGTAATATGACAACTGTAGAGTTAAAGAAAGAACGTCAAGGCATCAAAGATAGTCTTGAAAATCTCAAAAACACTTTGAAGACAGAAGGTCGCTTGATGACTGACGAGGAAAAGGAAACACTTGAACGCAGTCAGAAACGAATTTCAGAGATTGATGTTGAGATTCGTTCGATTGAAGAGAAATTACAGAATATTGACAGTCTCTTTACCGTAAAGGAAGTTGAGGCTGAGAAAAGAAATAATGAAGTAAAAACAAATAAAGAAAAGATGGATATATCACTTATCAAAGAAATCAGAAGTTATGTAAACACCAATACATTTTCACCAGAAATGATTGAGATGTCAAAGCGAGGTGCAGAGGCAAATCAGATTGCAGGTCAAGGATGCCAAGGTCAGATTTCTATCCCAGTAGAAGTTCGTAGCGGCTATACCGTTAGTGACGCAGGCAGTTCAGTAGTTGCAAACGACATTACTAACTTGTTGGAGCCATTACGTGCAAAGAACGTATTGATGCAGGCAGGAGCAAAATTCATTACAGGTCTTCGCAACAACGTAATCTTCCCTTCACTTGGCAAGCAGAACGTAGGTTGGAATACTGAGAATGGTTCAGCAATCAACGGTGCAAGTGGTATCACTTCACAGCAAATGGTTCCTCACCGTCTTACTGCATATATTGATATTTCAAAGCAATTCCTTATGCAGGAGTCAGCAGATTGCGAGCGTGTAATCCGTGAAGATTTGGTTCGTGCTATTAACTCTAAGTTGGAGGCAACAATCCTTGGTGTTGAGGCTGATGACCCAGCAAACTTCACATTCTGGACAAACGGTGCAACTGTATTACCAGTAAGCGGTTTCAGCGGTATCTGTACTGTTGAGAGCACATTCGAGGGTGGTGACTTCGATACAGCAAACGCTAAATACCTTATCAACCCGACAGCAAAGGGTATCCTTCGTCAGATGGCTAAGTCAAGCAAATCTACTCAGTTGGTTTATGAGGATGGCGAGATTGATTCAACACCAGCATTAGTTACTTCAAACGTAGGTAACGGTACTACTGACGGTAACTTGATTTACGGTGACTTCGGCAACTTGGTTATCGGACAGTGGGGTTCAGTTGACTTGTCTATCGATACAGTCACTAAGGCTATCACTAACGAGGTGAGAATCGTAATCAACACTTACTTTGGCGTTGCTCGTCTTCGTCCAAATGCATTCGTACTTGGTAAGGTACAGTAATAATGAAAAAATAAAAGACGCATGACAGATATTATCGACTTGCAGTTGCTGAAAAAGCATCTTAATATAGAGGAAGAGTTCACAGAGGATGATACCTACTTGGAAATGCTTTCCGATTCGGCTGTAGTGTTTGTCGAAAAATATTTGGAAGACAGTCTTGAATTGATTGCTAACGATAATGGTGGGGAATTGCCCCCATCATTAAAGTTGGCTATTTTCATATTGGTTGCCGATTGGTACGCATACAGAGAATCAGTTACCAATCTTAGTGTCAATAAGTTACCCAATTCGTTAATATTCATTCTCAATCAGTTCAGATGCTACGACAAGACAACCCGAAAAGAAAAGAGGGAAAAAGAACAAGAGAATACAGATGATGGAGAAGTCGTAGATGATGGAAACGAAGAAGAAAATAATGAAAATGAAAATAATGACGAAGGATGAGAGCAGGAGAACTAAAAGACAGAATAATCGTTCAGACACCTTCCTATACTATTGACGAATATGGTGCCGAGCATATAAGCGAATATACGGACAAGTATTCGGTAAGGGCAGAGGTACGATACAAAGAAGGTAATCTTGTCAACGACTTGGGTGAGATTACAAATACATACTCAGTCACTTTCATTACGAGAATACACTATACTCCTGATGAAAAGGATATAATCTCATATAAGAACAAGAAATACAGGATATTGTCAATAGTACCAAACAGGGAGAAACAGTTGAATGAAATAAAGACAGCACTTATCAACGAATGATACTGAAGGATGAAATAACCACAGGCTTGGAGAAGGCAAAGAGCAAGAACCAAGAGAGACTGATTAAGAAAGCCTATAAGGATTGTGCGAAGGTAATTCAAAAGTCTGCAAAGAGAAACCTTAAATCAGTTACCAAGGGAGCATCACATAAGAATTGGTGGAACGGCAAGAGACTCGATTCAGGTATCAAGGTTTCGCAGCAGAGAAACATTAGTGAGGGTGTCAAGATTCACATTATGGGTGACTTCCGACTCAAATACTTTGAAATGGGAACGAAACAGAGACATACGAAAAACCGTTCAGCACTTCATAAAGGCGAAGTCCATAAAGTAAAAGGAAAGAAAACTTCCATCAACAGACTTAAAGGACATCCTACAGGAAAGATTTCTGAAGCACGATTCTTTGACAAAGCCGTTGAAAGTGAGAAGGAAAATGTCTTGGACTCATTCAAGAAGACAATCGGAACAATAATTGACACCAAAAATCTGAAAATAAAATGACATTCAAGTTTGGCAAAGAAATCGACAAATATCTGAAGGCTCAGACCGAGATTACAAATTTGGTTTCAAATAGGATTTTTCCTGTTGTAGTTACAGTTGAAAGAGTGAAGACACCTTTTATAGTATACAACAGAGAGACAATTGAAGCCACTGAATCTAAGGACAAGACGCTTCAGCAACAGACAGAGACATATACATTCCAAGTCGTTACTGATGGATATCAAGCAGGTTTGGATATATGTGAGGCTCTTAACAACAAATTATCACACCTACACGGAAATTTGGAAGATTTTGTATTGGAAGATACGGAATATGTTTCATATAGTGAGGGATACTCAGATACTGAATCAAGCAAGTTTGTCTTCAGTCTTCAGTATCAGTTTAAAATAACAATAAAATAAAAAAGGAAAGAATATGGCAGCTTCAACAGCAAAAACAATTAATGGTAGTGACCTTATGGTGTTTGTAGGCGGTAAGTCAGTCGCATTTGCAACAAACCACAAACTCACGATTACCGCAGAAATGCTTGACAACGCATCAAAAGACCACGCATCAGGTTTATGGAAAGGTACGACTCTTAAATCTTTGAGTTGGAACATGAATACAGAGAACTTGTTTGCTTATGATGGTGAGGGTGAGACAGTAATCGACTTGTTTGACGTACTTACTTTAGGTCAGTCAGTTGACGTAGTTTTCACAATCAACAAGAAAGGTACTGCGGTTGAGAATACTATCGGTCTTTCAGTAACAGAAGGTGGTTGGATTCCTGACGATACAGTAGGTTCTATTCAATTGACAGGAAAGGCATTCGTACAAAGTATAGATATCAACGCACCTAATGGCGACAACGCTACATTCAGCGTACAGTTGGAAGGCACAGGAGAACTTAAAAAGGTTACAGTTACTCAGTAAAAAAAGATAGGGATTGACTTAGGTCTTTCCCTTTTTTT